ATTTTCCAAATTATGTGTCAGCAATGTTTCTGCAGCCATTGATTTAGTAGTCTGTTCTTGCATTATGTTTGCCATTTTCATCATATCCTGTATAGTTAAATTTACGTATTTTTCACTGTTTTCTTTTGTATAAAATTTCCAATTCTCAAAAGTTGTTTTCTTCAATGCTTGACACATTACGACAATTCTTGTTAAATTTGATTGATCTATACTCCTGTTATTTTGCAAATATGCCACACCATCAACTTCAAATTCAAACGGTGCAATATCACGCTCAACTCTTAAATCGTATAATTCTTTTTTTATTTCTTCTATTCGTTTGTCTCGATTAAATACAATTTCACCATTTTTTATAGTTTCATAATTCTGTAATTCTACAACTTTTCCATCCACAAAATATAAATTTGGATTTACTTGTACTTCCTGATATTCTATCTCTTCCACAACATCCCCAACCATTGTTGGAGCTAAAAACGACGCCTCTTTGTTTGTGCTCAAAACTTGTAATGTGTCATTATTGTACATTATTTTTAATGTATCTTTTTTAAATTTTTTCAGTTCTTCATACCATATATTTCCTTTTTCATTGTACATGCCCACATAATTAATTGTATTCCCAAAATCATCTGTCGTACTTTCTTTTTTTATCTCATTTGTTTTAAATATCATTCTTTATCTCTCCTTTTTTATCTATCCCCAAACAGTAACCCAACCACCGTGTCCGAATTGGAATTGTAAACATCTCATGTGAATCGAATCTGGAACAGAATCAGCATTAAAATTATTAACCCCTGTAACTACATAACCCACTCGTTCATTTCCTTGATCCACTCCACGAATTATTGCATTTATATATCCTGCCAATCGCATATTAACAACTCTATTTAATTGTGCATCATTTGCTTTATTCCAAGCGTCTTGTGCTAAATTTCTAACATTATTTCTATCAGCATCCATACTATTCATACGATTATCTCTTGCAGTCATATCGTGATTATCCATGATTTCACACCAGTTTCCTCCGTTACGTTTTGGAACTTTATAGTAAGCTCTTCCTCCATTTACATGAAAACAGCCCATATAGTCACCATTTTCAAGATACATATACAGATGTCGTGGTGCCCAGCAGTCAGTATTATTGCCTCTTAGTACAAAGTCGCTATTACTACTATTCCTATATCCTTTTGAAAATGGAATATATGGTGTCAAATCAGGTTTTGGAGCTTCTAGTTTTATTTTATCGCTTATCGTATTAAGAGTTACTATCCCTGCTGTTGTGTCTGTTGCTACATTTGTATATTTTACCCTCTTAATTAATTCATCATCTATTATTTTATTGTCTTCAACAAAATCAATTCGCTTCGGATATTCATTCCCAAGCCATTGATTGAGTCCTAAACTTGTTTTATTTATTGCTGGCATACTAAATCACTTCCTTTACTCTTTATATTTTTCCCTATCTTCCCAATTTAAATTTAACAAATCCCAAGAATCCCAAGTTTTATTGTATCTATCAAACTCATCCCAAGTCATATAACTATAAACTATTTTATAACCCAAATGGGCAGGTTTATTTAATTCAATAAAATTAATAAAATTTTTTAAATTGAGCGGCACTCCGTAAATACTTGTAAATCTTATAATAAAATAGTATTCGTTAAACACTTCTGTTATTTCAATTTCTCCATTTACAAATATTCTAGCCTGTTCCTTTAAGTTAGAAGGTGAAAATATTCTCTTTGATAATAAATAATATAAAATTTTATCTCGTCTATCCTGCAGAGTTAAACTAAGGTCAGTTTCTAAATTCATAAATTTTTCATACTTTGAAATTTGTTCTTCATTGAAAAAGTTTAAAAAGGCAAATTCCTTATATTTTTCAATATCTTTTTTTATCTCCTGAGTTTCTATTACCAGACTTTTTATTAAGTCGATTTGCAAACTATTTCTAGCGATTTTCGATATTACCTTTATTTTACTGTTCATTGACAACAACTCCTGTTATTGTTAATATTTCATTACTATCTACTATTATATTTTTTGTATCATTGTTAATTAAAACTTTACAATCTTCAACTCCATCAACTGATAAAATTATTTTTTCAACTCGATTAATTGATAATATTTCCTGATTGTTCAAAGTATAAATCGCTGAATTATCTTTTATCTGTTGCTTTATTTTAGAGATAATTAAATCTGATATATTGCTTAATTTCACCCCTCGGCTTAATATAACTCCAACAGTTATTTCAATATCTTTATTATCAAAACTTACTACAGTAACATTAGCTCCGACTGGTCTACCGTTATCTGCTTCTATTCTTTCTTTTACTTTTTGTATTAAGTCCTCATTGGCTACTCCATTTTTGTAATTGGCAATCCTTACTTTTACCGTTCCATTTCCATTCCACAATGGCTCAACAAGAACTCTACCGACTCCATCTACTTCTTTTGCCCATTTCTCATAATCATAAATATTGCCGCTATGCGCTGGTTTTAGTATTCTTTCTTTCGCTCTTGATATTAAAACATCATTAGGTTCTTTTTCATATCCGTTTGTAAACAATTTTTCATTAATCACTGTAAAAATATTAGCATTAGCAATTTCAAAATTTGCTATTTCTCCAATAGCGCAGTTCCCAATCTCTCCTCTTTGTAAACATTCCACCACAGCAATCGCTTTTTCATTTGATAATATTGTTGCATCATAAAGCAATTGGTACTTTGTACCATCTGTTTTTAATACTATTGTTCCAGCGGGTATCGTAGTGCCAGGTTTTCCTGTTATTAATATTTCCCCAGTTGCTTTAGTTCCTTGTTTTCTAGTTACCCCAAAAAGCATTGCATGATAGTCAACAAATTCATCTTCTGTTGCGGTATCAATAAAAGTTTGCTTAACCCAAAATTCTAGCAATTTATATATTGCTTCAGCTTCTATTCCGTAAGCACTTGCAATGTCAAAATTAAATGTTCCTTCTATTTTAGAAAAATTATTTTCCAAATTAGATAAAAACTTATTCCTCGCTTCTATTTTATTCACTGTATAACACCTCACTTTCTCCGTAGACGGTAGAGACATTAAAAGAGACTTTTAAATTATTATCATCGTTGTTGTAGTTTAATTCAAAATTATAGCAGTCCAAAATATACGGATTAACTAATAAACAATCTTTAATTTCCGAAATAATTAAAGCATTTTTTATACTTTCCTGATAAACCGTACCAATATGTACATCTAAATCATTTCCATAACTATCCGAATGTATTTCATAAAAATTTCTTTTAGTTTTAAGTGCCTTAAATATCCATACCTTGAGTGCTTCATTTCCGTTTAATTCAACAAGTCTATCGCCATTTTTCAATGGCTCTAATGTATCTAAATCAATTGCATACTCTGTAAAAGGGGGTAATTCTTTTTTTTCTTTTTCTGTATTTTGATTCAAAAACAATTCTTCAAAATCCATATTTACACTCCTTCTATTGCACCACTTGGCATTTTCACTATTTTACTAACTACCACATAATTTATCCCCAGCACTAAAACTAGAACTTCATCTCCAACTTTTAAAGTGTCTTCAAACCATATATCCTTACTACTTTTATAAGTTCCAGAACCTTTAATTGTCGAATGGTCATGGGTGTGTGAAGCAGGTCCATTTCCTATCGCTGTTTGAGTTGTAGCATTAATAGTTATTTCATCAATAACACCGTCTATTTTATAAGTTCTGTGATAATGCGGTAACAAGAAATTAGAGCAGTAAATCTGCTCTGAAGGTATTCCTACATTATCAAATTTTATTTTTAATTCAGGCGGTGGACTAGTGACACTAGCTCTTATAAAATTGTTGGATTGCTGTTGCACTCCGTTATCAATCATATCGTTAAGTATTTCAAACATGCTCATTATTTAGCACCTACCTTTTTCTTATTTTTCTCATTCTTCTTGCTTTTCTCACCTTTCTTGTTTTTCTTGCTCTTTTTACTTTGTGATTTTTTCGATTTTGGTTTTTCTTCAAATTCGGATTTATCCATCACATTTTCAAAAGTTAATTCTATATCACAATAATACATATCATTTTCCCAAGTATGCGTATCATTTTTCACTAAAAAACTACCAACAAGGTTTGTATGCGGCTCGTGTATTCCTATTGAATAACCGCTTTGTATTAAAACATTACCAAGACAAGTGATATTTCCTGTTTTTTCAACGCTTTTCAACATCTCTTTGGCATTGCTGATATTATCCCTATCCTTGTCATACTGCATTACTTTTTGAAACAATCCGTATTTTTCCTTGTCTTCTTTATTTTCTACTTTATCTACTATTTGTTGTTTTTCTTTTTCAGTTTTATAAATAACAATTTGATTCACCATTTGTTCAATATCTTCACCATATTTAGAACTTTTTATATCTTGCTCAGAATTTAGCATAACATCTGCCAAACTTCCTTGTTCCACAACTTCTATTTTTCCATCATTACTAACAATAGAATATATTTTTTTATCTTTTCTATGCTGAATCGTATAAGCGTTCAAAATTATTTGATATCCACTCTTATTAACTGCTGGATAAGTGCAATCCACTTTGTCTTCAGGTATATTCCCAACTTCCAATTTCAACTCTCCACAAATTTCTTTTAATATTTGTGACGGCTTTTTCTTATTAAAGTTTTTCACAAAATAATTTTTATTAAGATATATGGAGTTATCAAAACAATTAAAAGTCCTAATTTTACTATCTCCAACAACTTCAACAGAAAAAACTTTACCAATAAATAATTTATCAGCATCAACATAGAATTCCACTTTATCTCCTAAATTAGCAATTTGATTATCATCTAAATATTTTACTTCTAATGTTCGTGATGTTCCATTTATTCCACCCTTCCAAGTAATTCGTTCAAATTTTTTTATGTGTTCTTTATCATTAATCACAATCTTTAACATTTCCAAACTTCCTTTTTAAACTTTAATCAAGCTATCAATTTTTTCTTTTATTTTATTTTTTAATCCACTCTTTAAATTTTCAAATCTCTCTTCCAGTTGATACTCTTTAATTGGCGAAGTCTTCCCAGTATATCGCTCATAAAGCTCATTAACATCATCAATCAATCTTGTCTGTTTCCTAGCTTCTATCAAATCAATTGTAATATCAATATCTCCTGTTCTCTCTATTATTTCATATTCCAACTGTTCAATATAACATTTAAAATAAATACTATAATTAGCACTTACCAAAGTTAAAACTTCTTTATTATCTTTATATTTCTCCAATTTTTTTATACCACTCATTGGCGAATGTGGATTTAGTAAAAAATTAAAAAATTTAGATTTTTTAGCAGGTAAAAATGTAGAAAAATTGACTTTTTTTATGTTTTTTTCTCCTATTAATGCTACTTCTCCAACATCTAATATCTTTACAACTTCACTGTTTTGACTGCTCGTAATTTTGAAATCCGACGGTGGAATCACAAAAATAAACGGTTCTGTATCGTGCAATAACATAAATATTGATCTCATATTGAAACTCCTTTCTTAATTATTGCGATACTTGAATTTGAGCTTGTAAATTTGACATCATAGTGTTATATGTATTTTGACTAACATTCTGTGCTATCTGTCTAGCTATACTCTCAATTTTTGCTGTATCATTTATTGTTATATTTGACAATTGTGCAGCTATTTGTGCATTAGCCTGATGATTAATAACTTGTTCTATTGATACTGGTTGTGGTATTGGCGGTTGCATTGTGCTCAAACTAGTATTCAAAAGACTTGGCAAACTATTTAATGGACTTAATCCAGAGTTGATAGCATTAGTTATAGTGCTTGGATCAAACGATTGTAGAGGATTAGTATTTTGTTGTTTAGATAAAAGTTGTGAAATTGCACTTGTTAATTGTGCTGTTCTATCTTGCTGTGTAAATGCTGGATTTTGTGGTGCTACTCCTGCTTTAACAGCATTCATACCCAGTATAACTTTCTGTAAAGCTTCGTATGCTCTTCTGTCATATTCTTTTTGCCTTGCAATTCTTGCTGATTCTTCTTTTTGTGCTTCTGCCATTGAAGGCACTTTAACACCAGAATACCCCATATAATGAAATTTTCCATCGCCAGAATTATAACCAGATTGACTTGCTCCAGGAGTAAAAGCTCTGCCTATAGCTTCTTGTTTTTCTTTTTCTTTTTTTGGGTCTTTCGGTTCTAGTAGTTTTTTTATTATGTCTGGTGAATAATATCCAATAGCCCCACCGATTGCAGCACCTACTGCCGTTCCTACTCCAGGTGCAATTGCTGATCCTAATTGAGCTCCCCAAACTGCACCTTTAGCTCCTATAATTCCTCGCATTCCTATTTCTGCGACTTTTGTTAATTGTTCTGCTTGCCCTTTTAACTTATCAGGCTCTAATGCTCCACTTTTTTGCCATTCTTCAACTTTTTTCATAAAGTCTTCCATCCACCTAGTCGCTATTGGGGCGAATGCTTCTCCTAACGATATTTTCAAATCATCTATTGCTGATTTAAATTGTGCTATTTTATTAGCTGTTGTATTACTCATATCATTAGCAAATTTATCTGTTGCACCGCTAGAATTTCTTACAGCATCGGCAACTTTGTTATAGTTTTCTTCTGTTGTCCCCATAATGGATGCTAGTATTTTCATACCTTCTCCACCAGCAATTATTGTCAAATATCTATTTCTTTCTTCCTCAGTAAGACCAGCAGTAGCAATTTTTAAATCATCAGATAATGCTTTTAATCCTCTAAAATGTCCTTGTTGGTCATAAAGTTGAATATTTAAGTCTTTTAAAGCATTTCCCACTTGTTTCGATGGATTAGCTAATCTTCTATAAATCCCTGCTAAATTACGCCCAGCTTGACCCGACTTAATTCCATTATCTGCAAGCACTCCTAATAAGATATTTACATCTTCAAAGCTCTCAAAATTTCTTGAAGTTGCTGCAACATATTTATAAGATTCTCCTAACATTTGCACATTGGTATTTGCATTGTTACTTGTCGCAACCATTACATCCATAAGTCTATCGGAATCTTTTAACGACATACCAAAAGCTGTCAGGTTATCTGTGACTATATCAGAAGTTTGAGCGAAATCACTTCCAGCCGCAATTGACATTTTCAAAAGTTTTGGTGTCATTTCTAGCACTTCATTGGTTTTCATACCAGCCATAGCTTGATACATTTGTGCTTCTGCTACTTCTTGAGCTGTAAATTTAGTTGATCTAACACTAACTGCTGCACCTGCTCCAATACCAACTCCAACAGTCGCTAATGCTCCTTGAACTCCACTAAAAGAATTTTTTATTTTATTAGTCACACCACCAACTTTATCTTTCAATGTTCCCAATGAACTTCCAGCCTTTTGTGCTACATTAGTAAACTTATCTTTCAATTCAAGCAATGCACTCAATTTATATTCACTCATTTTCTAATCCACCTCCAATCATAAAAAACATAAACAACAACTCTGAATTACTTAATTCCCTTAGACTTTGCAAACTATGCCCACAATTTAAATAATGAGCGACTGTTTTTGCTTTCCAGTCGCCCTTGATTAGTTTTTTATTTCTTCAACCACCTCTTCAACAGTAAATTTTTCATTCCAGCCAGCTTTTTTCATAAGTAATTCCGAAATATTTACTATGGTAGATTGACTTAGTACTTTTGGTACAACTTCAATTGGATTCATTTGGCAACCCAATTCAGTAATCAATTTTTCATTTTTAAATATTTTCCCTGCAGTATAGATTAATTCACTGTCTTTGTCTGTACTATTACTAGATAAAATATCCAGTATTTCCATTCTGTTCAATACTTCTAATTCTAAAACAGCTCCACTTAATTCTTCAACTTTAACCTTTATTGTGTCTTTTTTTTCTATTTTTTTGCTATTTTCCAACAACATTTCCACTGTTATATTTTTCATCTTATCCCTACCTTTTCTTATTTTATTACATTTTCATATTTAACATCACTAGGAGTAAATCCAAAAGGTATCTCTTCTTCCACAATTTCCCCTCTTGTGAATTTTGCCAATTCAATTGAATCAAACCAAACGTTGTCAATCGACACTCTCTCTTCTTGCCCTTTCAAGCTATCTGGATCTTTAATAGATGTCACTATTCTACTTCTTACATCTTTTCCTTTTATCCAATTTTCAAGTATTCTTTTTCCACGAGTATAAACTTTAAATACCGTAATTGTTCCTTCACCTTTCAATCCTGTTATTTTACTATCAACAGAAATCCCTAGTTGTACTTCTTTTCTTTCCGCTGTAATTTTAGCCTCTACAGATTTTAACTCCGCTACTTTTTCATTATCAAGCCATAACTCCCCATAAGCTCCTGTTATTGTTCTGTTTCCTCTTATATTTTCCGACATTTTATCAACTCCTTTTCATTACATTGTCATTGTTAAGCTAAGTGAAGCCATAGTGTCTACAAATCTTACATCTCCAGTTAAATAAACCTCATCACCAGTAGGGTACTGTAAAATTTCTAAATCCGTCATACCGTCTGTTTCCAACCCATCTATAACGATTGCCCTTTTCTGTGCTTCAATATCAATTTCTACTTTATTGTCATAATCCCCATTCAATACATTTGGTGACATTTCTTTAAAATATACTTTTGTTATATTTGAACAAAAATTCATTTTATTATCATAATCACTGATATAATTTCCAATCCAATATTTTTTGAATGTATCCCTTATATCATCCACAATAAAGCACATACCCTCAACGACTTTAATTTTTCTTGTATCTTTTTTCCAAGTACTGTCAAATGTAGTTTTAGAGTTAACACCATAATTTACCCTAACTATATCTTCATCCATATACAAGCTAAATTTACCAATTTTAGGTTCATAATCTTCAACTTCTTTCAAATCATTCATGATGTGATTATCAGCACTACGGTTTAATGGCATACCTGCAATAAGCCCTGCAATAGCTGCTGTGTATTCCTGTGCTGTAAAATCTCCATAAATAGACTTATATGTTCCACCATTTGCAAGTTCTACAATAGCTACATGATCTGTTTTATTCGCATAGCTTGATACATATTTTATAGTTTTACCAATTGTACCAGTATTCCCAAATTGCTGTTTTACCCAATTTACAACCGTTTGGTCTTCTGTTTCTAATGCTTTTGGATAAGCTAACCAGTTGAACTTTCGCATTTCTAAATCCTTTAATACTTTGCTTGTATCTTCTCCACTTTGTATAACTCTGATTAATATCTTAAATGCTCCATAATGCATAGCTAAATTAATATATTTAATATTATCTTTATCCCATTTTTCAGTTTCAACATCGGCTATAGTTTTAAAAGTGTACCATTTTTCAGTAGCTTTTGTATCTTGCAAAATCAAACAAACAGTACCTCTTTCACTTCTTTGAATAGCTGTCGTTGCTAATGTTTTAAATGCAATACTAATGCTTGGACTCGCATTAATTTGTCCGACTATTGCCATTTTATCACTCTCCTATTTCTTTAATTTCATTTTTAAATTTCTCATTATCTTGTAATTAAATGGAACTCCATTTTTATCAAATAACGATAATTTTTTAAACACCTCATCACTAATCAAATCATTATTCTCATCAAATAATGATACTTTATTACCTTTTTCATCAAATAAATCTAATTTTTTTATCAACTCATATTCCGTTAACTCCGTGTCGTCAATCAATATTTCTTTTATTGTTTCAATACTATTGTCAAAAGTTCTTAAATCAGTCCCGTACACATCAAATAAATCTAAATCGAAAATGTAATGACCTAGACCATCTACCATTTTTGTACGCTCATTTTTTAAAGTTAGACATCTATCTTTAACTTTTAAAATCTTATTACCTTTAATTTCAAACATATTATCCAATTCATCAAGCGCTTTATAAACTTCCGTTGTATTATTTTCATTATTTTCAGGAATATACATAATATCTACGCTAATAAATATCCGTTTTTTATAATTTGAAAAAAACTCATTTTTGTAGTCAATTACTTGGATATAGTAGCACGGTTTAGTCAAAGCATTTATATTATCAATTCCAACTTCTTTATCTGTAAAATCGTATATTTTTTTGCTCAGGGCTTTTATAAAATC